CGTTTATAATCTCATCCTCCAGCAAGCTTACCTTGCCACTACCACCACACACCTCGCATGTTACCATCTGCACATACTCACCGTTGTTAGTCTCATGCGGCCAATGCACGTAGTAAGTCATTTCTCTCTCTCCATAACCGCGACAACGTGAGCACCTAACCATAATCACATCGTCATCAGGCATTATACGTTGCCTTAATCGTCTGCCCGATACGCATCGCTATCTGTGGCACAATGGAGTTGCCTAGTCCCCGTAAACGCTGAACTCTGTTAGGCACTCCAGTGCTTACTCTTGGGATGTCTCCAGGCTCGTCCAACCAATGGGGTATCCCATCAGCCATTCCACAAATTGAGGATTGAGGCTTCCAGATGGGGCGTTTTGTCTTTGCTCCACTGCATAATCTAATCTGTCGTTCAGTCTGCTTTTTCCGTCTGATCGAATGATTGTTGGCCCTGATCCCTTGTAGTCGCTTGCTGTCGGTGTCGGCCACATTTCTACAGATGATGAAGATTCTATCTCTGCGATGAGGTGCGTCCGTGGCACAAGCTGGAACAACAAACGGCCGCGTGGCGTAGCCTTCCCCTTCCAAGTCAGATAACACCTTGTCGAGCCCCAAAGTGACGTGCCCAAGAACATTCTCGAAAATACACCAAGAGCATCGTTTTTTTTGAACAATGGAAAATATGTACGGCCAGATATGTCGGTCATCTTCTGTGCCTCTTCGCTTCCCGGCAACACTGAAAGACTGGCACGGATATCCTGCGGTGATGATGTCGCAGTCTGGAACAAGTCCATCTGGGTCATTTGCTAACTCCTTTACATCTGTAGCGATTAGAACGTCAGGCCAATGCTTTGACAGGATCTGTCTGCTCCAAGGCTCAATGTCGCAAAACAAAACTGGTTTAGATAAGCCAACAGTTTCAAAAGCGTAGGCAAAGCCACCTATCCCACTGCAAAGATCCACATGGCGTAACATCACTTCACCTTCAGTTTGACCAATGGCGTCAAAAACGCTGTAACGTCCTCAATGCTCTTGCACAAAGCCCAAGCAAAACCAGCCTCTATAATCTGATCTCGCATACGCCTTTGGTTTTCGTTCATCACACCGCGCTTTGCTTTAAGCTCGATAAAGATTGCTTCGTTCTGCCCAGACTTTGTTGCAGTGCCAGGACAAAACAATTCCAAGTCAGGCCAGCCGTACTTCGTACCCATTTTTTTAAGCCTGTTGATGTAGTTAATGTGACGCTTGCCCTCGTTTGGACTGTGATGAAATACACAGCCATCAGGTAGCGCAACGTCAAGCCAAGCTGATACCTGACGCTGTAAATCATCTTCATTAGCGTTCGATGTAAAAGTCATTTGGCATCACCGCACCGTTCGTTTTCAACATGATATTTGACATGTATTGTACGTTCGGTATTAATCTGTTCTTATCGTTAAAATCTAAACACCAGCGCCTAGCCACCGTTGCATGTGATGCACCAAGCTGCCTAGCCAGTTCTGAATAACTCCAGTTATTTTGTTTTCTGTAATCATCAAGCGTCATGCAAGAATTGTAAAAAACTTGACTTGAAAAGACAACCCACTTAACTGTGTTATTGTTTTGACCGATAACGTTAAGGTGATAAAATGATACATCGTAACACAACAACTGGGTACGTTATGCCAAACAATCTAGAGGCTTGTATCAAAGCAGCTGGCATAAAGAAAAAAGATCTGGCTGCAAAGGTTGGCATTCAAGATGCTACCCTCTCACGACATATCAATGGTCACGTTCCTATCACGATAGAACAGGCAGAGATATACGCAAAGATCCTTGGCGTTAGCACCCAAAAGGTTTTGTTCCGGGAAGATCCTATCCCGATATATGGACATGCTTTTATTGATAAAGATGGAACTACAACAAGAACTGTATCAACTGATATAACAGAATATATTTACACAAAAGCATACGCAGAACACGATCTGTGTGGTGTAAGGTGGTCTGTACATCCAGAGTTTACTGGGCCTTGGTACGAATGGGATAATGCCGTTCAGTTTTTATTACGCAGTCCAATAGATACAAGTACAGTGCATCAAGGGTGCATACAAAATGTAAGTTGTGTAAAAATAGAAACACCAGTCTCTATCAATCCGCAATACCCAGCAGCTGATATTTATGGCGGTGTGCTTTATCCAGAACCAGGCAATCGATACACCATCCATAATCCTAAACATGATGTGCTGTTGCAAAATCAAAAAGTCGTGTGGGCGACACCAATGGTTTCTGTAATCTATCGCCCTGACCTACGCGGCTGCGAATTTATCAAAGCAGAATCACTCAAAAAATAAATTACCCTTTGACCGTTGCCGACTAATTTTGTACGTTGTTGAAACAAGTGCAAAATAAATTCTTGCATTTTACTTGTCGTTATTGCTAACAAGAAAGAGCGACAACATATGGGGGAAGAGGATGTTTGACTGTCCTGACTGGGCTGTTCGGCATAATTACTTTCATCATTCTAACCCAAGATCTGGTGATCGGGCTAAGAAGTTATTTGAGAAAGTACATGTCAGACCAGCTGTAAAAAAAGCGAAAGCAACGCTTAAAAATATTGAGGCAACAAATTTTGAGTTGGAAGAGGCCAGGCTCACGATTGATATATTTGATACCAATCGTGGGTCTGCGAATATGGCGGCTGGCAGAGCCGTACAAGATGGCTGCGACTTATGCCTGATACCAGATAAAGACTACAATCAAACACTGAGCTTGCAAGAGGCGCAGCTGATAGCCAAAGAAAACCTAGCAGCATACCGTCCTAAAAACTACGACAAGAGCGTAGAAGAAGACGATAGAGAGCGTCTGGAAAAATATATTGATGAGATACCTGACGTTGTTGAGAACGCAGTCATAGGGCTCAAAGAAGCTATGGCGCGTGACAATAGATACATTGGTGAGATCGAGCTGTTAGAGGCACTACCCGGCAATGTACTACCGCATAATACACTGCCTGATTATGGGCGTAGAGGTGATCTTAAAACCAGGTGGTCTAAACCTACGACAAATAAAAAAGGTGAACGTACTTGGCAAAAAGGATCTATACCCTCATCACTAGGCGGCATGTTTGATATGAACAATGTCTACCAGGTTGCAGGGTTCTATGCTCTTAACGGTAAACAACCACCGTTTTTGGTCTACGCGAATGCAACAGACTATCGTGTGTTTGATCAAACCAACACGCCAGAGCTGCGTCCTGACTATCTTGATGGTGTTATTGAAGACATAACAATGCAGCACAAAATTACAGAAAACATATTACGCGCAGCTGAAACAAAAGAAGAGTTGCTCGGTTTAGTATCACCAGACTGGAATTCAATTTTTTGGCAAGAAAGCCCAGCCTACATACGCGAGGCTAGAAAATTATGGGGGATGGAATGAATTTAAGTGATGATGAAATTATATGTTTAATACTCGCTTTGTATTACTATCAACAAGACTACACAAATGTTGAGGTCAAAGATAACAAACCAGGCAAGTCAACAACTGCACAAAGACAATTTGTTGAAATAGAAAATCAAGTAACAGTCCTACGTGAAAAACTAGAAGATCATTTACTTACTATACAAAGTCCAGACGATGCAAAAGTATCAGCTGAC